GTAAATCTGCAATCAACGCAGCTAAGACATTGTTGTTGTTTAGTGTCGTAGCACTTGCAGATGCTAATAATGTTCTATCTTCTACAATGGTAGCGTTCCTTGTGTAAGCCGCTGATTGTGCAGCAGGGGCTGTTCCATAGAAACCTATGTTGCTTCCATCGTGATTCAAGTCCCCATCTATTTCAATATCGTTGAGGAGCATATCATCATCTCCTGTTGCTCCTATAAGAACCCTGTCTCCCCCAGTGATTAAGTCTGGGTCTATTATTAAATCACTTCCATCATAATATATTGAAGCGTCTTTCCCCGCACCAAATAGAGCTTTATCATCATCTCTGTCTAACCAAACATTACCTAGAACATCTAAAGCCTCCCCTGGAGTGTCGTTTCCACTTCCTATTCCTAATCTATATCCGATATAGCATTTATTTCCTTGGTTTGTTCCTTCTGCACGAAAAGCCCAGCTTGTTGCCCTATTACCTTGTGTTCTAATTCTAATACCATAAGCGTCTGTTGGTGTAGAGTTTTCTTTCGGCAACCCTCTTATGTCTAACCCTATTGATGTGGCTATTGTGTGTCCCCAGAAAGAAAAATTATTGGTGTCATAAAAGGTAACATTGGTTGCGGTTGCTGTGTTAACGCTAATGTTTCCGTCAATGGCTCTAATATTAGTAGCTGTTCCTCCTGACACTGATGGTCCGAACTTAAAACCGACAATACTACCGTGGTCTCCAGCAGAAGATGACGGAAGTGTTTTTAATCCTATAAATTCCTCTGCTATGTCACCAGAACCAGTATTTATAAGAGACACATCAAATCCAACTACGTTATCACGATTTGTTGTAGAGGTTCTGTCATAATCTAATGAAAAAGCAATGGTGTCTCCTGTTCCGTCTGTTTCGTTGTAGTCCAATAACATGCCCAACTCATTACCATCAGAAGCTACTTGTACCTCAAGACTTGCAGCAGGTGCTGATGTTCCTATTCCAACCCCGTCGTTATCTCCCGTGACTATAAAAGCGTTGTTGTTTCCTACTATAAAATCATCTCCAGCATCATTTCCTAAATTAACAGTTATTGAAGTTCCTGCATCAGATGAGATTGTGTCTAATGAAATATCATTTACGTTTGAGATATCGTTGTCTCCCATGTTTAACGCACCAGACATAGTGTCTCCAGCCTTTTCCACCCATATATCTCCAGTACCACCAGCAACCAGACCTAGGTTTGTCCTAGAGGTCGCAACATCGGCAACGTCTGAAAGGTTAAGAGCTTCCTCTAAAAAAGTATCACCTGCAATACTCCCAAGTGTTTCAAATTCTACCCCCGTTTCCCCGGCATTGACTCTAACTAACTTCAAAGCTTCTCCGGAGTATGAACTCGGATCAACGTCTTCTAGTTCTATGAATTCATTTTGTATACCAGGGTTTACTTCCATTTTATAAATTATTTAATACTTCAGTTAAGGATACTTTTTTCTTTCTCACTTCTTCTAAAGTAGACTCTATTTCAGCTTTATCTTTGGTTATTTCCTTTTCTTTATCAATAATAATCCTCTCTCTTTGATTTAATTCTTTTTCTTTTTCTGTTATTTTCTCTTTTCTTTGAGCATGTACCTCAGTCATTCCGGCCTCTGTTTTTCGTAGTTCTGTAACAGCCAGTATGGCTCTCTTAGAATCTTCCTCTAACTTTTTCATTTCTGCTTCTTTTGTAATTTTTTCTTTATTAATTTCAAGAATCTTATTTTTAAGTTCTTTTTCTTGTTTATTAAGTTCTCCAATAGTGTATTTAGAAGACTTGATTATTCCACTTAAACGCTTCACTTCAGCTTCGTTTAATGTAATCCTGTCTTTAACAACTTCATCATTCTTCTTAATATCATCTGAAATCTTTGGATCATTTTGTGGTTGATTAAGCATGTTTCTATTTAGTTAATTCTGTTACTGTATAACGTGGAGTAGTACCAGCAATAGTAACAGCCCCAGTGAAAATAACACCGGATTCTTGTGCAAAACTACCACCTAAACCGTCATCATTTCCGGTACCTCCTTTTAATACAACATGGAATACTGTTGTTGAAGCTGTCCCTCCCATATTCACGAACAACGTGTTCGTCCCCAAGTTCTGGATCATCCACGCGCCACGCGCAGTATTAGCCGCAAGAGCGGTTGCCGCACTTGCAACTGATGGTGTATTTGCACTTCCGACTGGTGCGATTATTCCTTGTAAATCTGCCATAATTATATTTAATTAGCTTTTAATTTTTTTAATTCGTCAAAACCACGTTGAAGCATCTGCTCGCGATCTTTGAGGATTCTAGTTTGTTTTCTAAGTTCAGTTTTTTCTCGGTTTAACTGCTTTCTATCTTCTTTAACACTCACAGTTTCTATCTTTATCTTCCTAAGAACCTCTTTAACCGCATCTCTTTGAGTCTCCATATCCTTATCCGCCACATCCATCCGTTTATTAAAATCTTGAAACAGAGTCGTAATATCTTTAGCAAGAATACTTAATTCATTGGCATACGCCTGTAACTCACTATTATATTTAGAGAGTTCCTTGTGATTAGTCGTTGTTTCTTCTAACGCATTACGGCTCTTTTCCAAGACTTTAATAACCCTTTCTTCTGCTTCTTTCTCGCGGACTACCATATATTCCTCGGTAGTTTCCCCAAGTTTTTTTAACTCTGCACGACCAAAAGCTATACTGGTTTGTAAATCAGCTAGTTCTTTCAGAGTATTAAATTTTTCTTGGTCTAATTTTTCCGCCATACGCCGGGTGTGGCTGTGACACCACACATCTTCGTTATGTTAATTCTAAAAGAAAAACATTTTTCTTTATAAATAACCCGGCTATCCCCTACTTTGAATTTTCCTCTTTTGGAGTATCCGCAAGAGTTTGAGTCAAAAGAGTTTCAAGAGTTGCCTTACTTCCTCTGGCATCAAACGCGATACCTTTTTCTTTTAAAGCATCAATCACCTCTTTCTTGTCTTGATAGACAGGAGCCGAATCGGTTTCTTTCGCTGGAACTATGCCGGAAGCATCAACATTTCCGCCGACAACATCTTCTGGTTCTACCTCTTTATTTAACTCACTAACTTTTTGAGCCATCCGCTCACCCTCTGTTTGAGGAACTTGCTTTTCTTCCTCATACACTTCCGCAATAATTTTAGACTTCAACTCATCAATAACAGAGTCGTCCCAAAGAGGACGGTCAGAGCCTTTTCCGTCTGTTTCATTTCCAGTACGAACAGGCGCATTCCGAAGCATTATTTGCCTTGCGAGATGAGTAGCAAGATGGTTTCCCACAGTTAATGGGGTTAATAAAGATCCACCAGCTGGTACGAAGAAGTCGCGGCCGGCATAGCGCGCGCCCAGTTCTCCAGTGAAATCAAAGTCAGATATATTCGTTATACGAACTATCTTATAATCTGATTCATTCATTTTGCTAAATGATTAAATCTAATAAATATCTAGGCTTCGCCGTTCCTAAATAGCAGTTAAATACTGCATTTAGCCCCCTACCCATAGTTGGAACAGTAAGAGGCTAAAGCAAGACTTAACTAATGTCCACCCAAACAAGAGCCTCTGTATCAACAGATGCGTTTGCTACGAGACAGTAACCCAAGTTTTGACCATCAAATGGTCCCTCTCCGGTTACTCCCTTAATAACAGATCCCTCTGTGTTATCTCCTGTTGTGAAGTTAGACCCCACGATTAGAGATTCACCAGCCAATACACGCCCTACTCCGCGAGTAAGAACCCATCCGTAAGAGCCATTAGCGATTGCTGACTGCGCAATACCAACAGCACCTTGAATAGTTGAAGATACTGCCGCTTTTTCAACACTAAACGGTTCCCGGATAGTTATGTCCGAGTCAGAAACACTAAGATCTGTACCAAAAGCGAATTCTGGATACAGTTCTAGTGTATCACTGGTATTGGTCTTGATCTTTCCATATTGACCAACACCAGTACCTGCGTCTACATACACCCAAGCTTCTGCAAATTGACCTACTGTCCATCCAGCAGATGCCTTAGTAATAAAGACCGTTCGTCCTAGTGCGTCGTCACTAGATGATACTGTATCAACTGCGACAACTGCATCTGGGACAGCGACCATTCCGGCTACAAAAGCCTCACTAGCCGCTTTGACGTAAACCCACTCTCGCCCATCTGGAGTCATCCCTCTCTGACCGATATTAAAATCGGCTGATGTAGAGTCGTCGGTTACGTTTTGAAATGTGATTTGATTCATTTTATTTTTTTCAGCTTTTGGTGCTTAACCTCCAGCTGTTCGCACATACTGTGCTTAATTAATTAATTTACTCCTCTGCGGGAGCTTCTGCTTCGGGAACCGCTTCTTTAGCAGTTTCCTCTGCTGGAGTTTCTTCTGTAGTCTCCTCTGGAGCTACCTCTGGTTTTTCATCACTCATAATAGCTTTATTATTAGGCTAATAATTACGCGACTACCCCTTTGATAACTGCAAAGTTGATCAATACAGCGTCTGATGCACTAGAGCCGGACATATTGGCAAGTGTAATGTCAAAACTTCCAGCACCTACATCTGTAACGTGGGCTAGATATTCTCCCGAAGTTCCCCCCGACTGAATACTTAGAACCACCACATCAGTAATCGCTACTGTTGTGTTTGTAACAGTGAATGTAGTCTCTGCCCCGGCCGCTAGTGCCTCTGCGTGAGTTGTTACTGTTCCTGTTACCTTACTTAGAGTTACACCAGTTTGTTTGTTGGTTGCTTGTGCAACAGCTCCACCAGCTCCGGTAGCATATCCAATGCCATCAGAACCTGTGGCTACAATTTTACCGCCAACTGTCACATCATCAGTAACAGTTAAATCATCAACAACAGACACATCTACTGGTGCATCTATATCTGCTCCATATTTGAGTGCTGGTACATAATCAGATAAATTCATAATATTGATTAGTTAGCTGATAATTTCTAAGTAAGGCCTACCATTTGACCCTGTAGACGAGGATTTTCTGAAATGAAGTTTCCAGCGTAGATAAGATGACCAACTTCAGCCAACTGATCAACTGGAGACATCATGTCTCGGAAGTTGAATCCCCTTGTTGATGGGACTCGTCCCGGTACTCCTTCTGGAACACCCGGATTTTGCTTCTTGAAGTTCACTTGCTTCAAGCCAGAAATGTTGATTCCTTTAAATCCGAAATAGTTAGTGTTAATGAAGAACATCTTTCCACTTGGAACCTGCTCATCTTTAACAACTGGTGTCCCTCGGAAGAACAACACATCAAATCCTTGCTCACCAGCAAGACCTTGTTTAGCAGAAACCATACCAAAGCCATTCATGCGAGGGTATCCGTTCTGTGTGTAACCAGCTCGTACAGTTGGAGTCAAAAGTGACTCGTAAGTGGACCATAGAGCTTTTGTGGTAGCGATAATATCTGGACTATCAATACCAATAGATACTGCATCATACGCTGTAGCCATCTTAGCTAGTGTTAAAGCACCAGCAGATGCTAAGTAGTATCCATTAAGAGTTGTATATGTCGCTCTCGCAAGAGTTCCATATGTTGCAAAGTTTGTTGCGTCGTCAGCGGCATTGTAGATTGAGTCCCAACTGTTTCCAGCTCCAGTACCTGTCCACAAGTTTGTTGCCATGACTTGCATCAAAGATTGTGCTTGTGAATCAAACTCCGCTTCTAACAAGTCAATGACTCGTTCATCACCCTCGTTAAGAGTTTGTTCAATATTAGCAATAACAATAGGCTTGTAAGCCATCTTTGGCTTGAAGCTCATTGTTGTTCGTACGTTTTGGCGATCAGTATCAAGTTTGTCAGCTACACCAGTGTTACCACCATTTGTAGAATCTTGGTACTTGATAATGACATCATAACTTACTCCAGTTTTCCACGGCTTTGCGTTTTGCAAAAGCTTCATTAGGACTGGTGAACCCTTTGAAATTGTATCGTAACATCTTGGTACAATGTACGAACGTGTGACACTCGTCACAGCTTCTGAAAATGTCATTTTTTAAATTATTTTTATTTCCCCTTTAAATGAGACAAATATTCCGCCGCACCATCAAATTGAGACATTTCTACTGGATCATATCCAGAAGAATCTGGGGCTTCCGCTCCCGGTCCAGTTGAGATTGGGTCAGCTTCGCGTTTATTCAGATTTTTCACTGTACGCTGTTCTGTATCCACAACTGACTTTTTCATATCAGTCATATTTGCATGTGCAGTTTTCAGACTTTGGAATTGATACTTGTTAGCGTGTTGAAATAATGCGTTTTCGTCAAGGTCCTTATCTATGGCTTTGAGTTCTTTCAATTCATTCTCAACGCCTGTTTTAATCGCCGCGACTCTATCCGCTTCTGCTTTGGCGTTACTGTTTATCTCTGCCATAGCTTCCGCTTTCGCTATTTCAATTACCTCCGCGTAATCTTCTGGGACATATCCCTCTTGCTTCCATTTTGGTTCATCTTTCGGGGTGCTGTTAATTTCCTTTTCACGTTCAAAGTCAGCTAATGCCTGCGACTTTCGTGTGAATTCTGGAAGAAAATTATCTTTCCATTCCGTTTGAAGTTGCTCCGCGGTTAATTTACGGCCATCTGGCGTATCGTAAAGTATTACCTCTGGAGCTTCTTCTTTGGGAGACTCCTCTTTGGGAGTTTCCTCCGGAGTAGACTCTGGCGTAGGATCAGCCGGAGCTTCTTCGGGTTTTGGTTCTTCGGGGGTTGGTGCTTCTTCCTTTGGAGTTTCCTCTTTAGGAGCCTCACTCCCACTAAGTTCCATGTTACTTTCGTAATCGTTTGGATCTACCATGTTATTAGATTGCCTCTACCATCACTTGGCCCTTTGGCTGAAATAGTATCGCTTGATCAAATTAACTTTTAATAAATTATTTAGGCTTTTCTTTTTTTTCTTTCTCTGCCGGTTTTTTAGCCTCTATTGACCGGTTAGCTAAATCATTTTTTGATAACTCTCTGTCAGCCTCGTCTCTTTGTTTTTTTATTTCTTCAGCAACTACCATTTGAGGATTTAATTCTATTCCAGCTTTTGCCGCTAATTGTACTTTTCCGTCTGGAGTAAGGTCCTCATATTTAATACTTAGTTTCGGTGGATCCTCCTCTGGTTGCGGTGCAATTTGTTCTAGTTCTTCCGAAGGAATACCAACAGCGTGCGGTGCGTTTAAATCATAGATAACTCGGTTCTTTGCTTTCTCTGCTGGTGATTCATATCCAGCAATTTCAAAGTAATCAGTTGGTGAAAGTAATCCCTTTTCAAAGTCACCTTGCGCTTGTTCGTATTTAAATTGTCTATCTTCCGGAAGTGTTTTACCACTTAGAATTCTTATCTCTGAACCATCTTCAAAATCATCCTGTATCAATGTAAGAATTTCTATCGCCGCCGCTTTTCCAAGAGACTTAGCATAATGATGTTCTGTGTAATTAACTTTTGCTAATTGATAGAACCAGTTAAATAATTCAGAGTTTACATAATCTATAACTTGTACAAGTTCATTAAGTCGCAAAAATGATTGGTCAATAAGTGCCAATCTTCCACCACGCGTTTCTTGTCCTTCTCGGATTCCTTTGAAAGCGGAACTCGCCGCCATAATATCATCAATTTCTTTTCGTGAGTCTTGCATATTTTCCACAACAAATCCTGGAAGCGCGGGACCAGTCTCACGCTGCACACCAGCAACTGCACCCTTACCCCAAATAATCCCCTCAGTTTCAAACCGCATACGTTGTGCATCAGCTTTATCCATGACAGAACTATCAACTTTGATAATTCCATTAACAAGTTTAGCATTAGCGGTAATGTCTCTTTTTGTTTCATCAATATTTTCTTGTAACGGCGCAGACTGTGTAATCATATCTGTCTGACCAACAGGAGACTTCTCATTATTAAAAATAGTTGCAAAAATATACGGCTTACGCGGATGATCAAAATGATTAAACATGTGCGCAGAATATGTAACAGTTTCCTCGGCACCTTCTAATGGTTTCATTGTACGTTCTCTTTGAGAAGCTTTTGCTCCCTGTAAAATATTTCTTCGCTCCTCTCCTTCTGCTTCTTCAAGTTGTGCTTCTTCCTCGCCAGTAATTAAAATTCCATCCCAATCCCAATAAGGATTTCGGATTTTTTTCAAGATAATATTTTCATATTTAAAAATCACATAATCAGAAACCCACGCTTCTTGATATTTTATTTCTGGGTTCTGAATAGAAACTTCTGCTTCATCTGTCAGCCCCGACTTCGCCATAACTTCTTTACTTTTATCTGGGAACCTTCGCATCACCGCAGCAAGATTATCTTTTATATCCTCAATAGCAAATTCTGATTCTTCTTCGTTCGTTGCAGTTTTCGCAAAACGAACATCTTTAGGATTAATCGTGCGCACGTCAAAATCATTTATCTTCGCGTTCCAAAAAGGTTTAAGCACTAACAAACGCCCGAAATATAAATTGCGTAAACCTTTACGAATAGTTTCTTTAACATTACGTCTATCATATTTAATCTGAAAATATTTTTCCTGTTTGACAGAGAGAGCTTTTGCTGTCGGCGTCTCACGGCCAGAAAGGATGAGAGGCTTAGGAGGGTTAGAAATAAGACTGTTTATAACAGTCTCCTGATTTACAAAAATCCGGTTAGCCCGGACCTTACTTTTCTTGACCGGCAACTTAGCAAGATAGTCCGGTTCATTTTTATAAATTTTTAAGTTAGCGTTATAGGTTTTATCAATGGTGTCCCAAACAGTTTCAGATGATTTATATCTGTTATCAATTAATTTACAGAGTTGTTGGTCAGTTAGTTCGGAGATCTTTTTCATCTGTACATAATAACACACATTTAGTAGAGATGTGCAAGTGTTTACTGTTCATAACTATCAGGATGCGGCCAATCATTATTTTCTGCAAGTATTTCTCCCAAATCCCCCATAACATTATCGTTCCCAATCAGAATTTTTGAGTCAGTACCGCGTAAAGCTTCCGGCATATATTTCCCAATCCCATAGCCTCCCAGTGTCGCGAGATAATAATATAAAGTTGCAAATACATAGTGGTCTTCACCGGTAGTACTGTCCCATTCATAGCTCTCAATGCCCATATTATCAACAACTTTGATACGGCGCAGAGTTTCCCAGTGCTTTAAATAGTTCTTAATCTCCGAATCAGAGCTTAAACCAAACAATATACGAGCGTTTAGTATTTCATCAATTAATTGGTCTAAAATTCTATTCCGGTTACTGTACACTATACCAGATTTATCATTTTCACCCCACCAAACAATGGTTTTAGGGTTATTTTTATTCTGTTGAAAGTATGACATCAGCGCATCCCTATAGTTTTCAACGTAATATTTAGACATAGTGTTATCCGGCATAGCGTCAATGACCAACTTTGGCTTATAATGCTTCATCATTTCATCAAGGTCAGCCCATTGTGAAAAACGCCCTATTTTAGTCGGTCCCTCCTCACTGCCAAGTACATAATGCTTGATATTTCCTACATCTACCCCTAAAAACCAACTACCAGTCTCTAAATTACGAGGTGTCCAATTATCAAGAATAGTGCTTCTTGTAACCTTAATACCCCCCGGAGTATAAGGCTCTCCCAGCACGAAGTTATAAAAATACTCTTGATCGCCCTCACTATCAGAGATGATTTCAGCGGCAGTTATCCACGGTGCCATGAGTAAGGATATATGGTATCCGGAGATTTTAGCATCTGGATTTTGCGCTACCCACCTACCAATACGCCTATCAGATTTATATAATTTCTTGCCACAATCCGGGAATATGCACTGAAATTCCTTTTTTTTCATATTAATACTCTCCGGCCAAGTCATTATTTGCTCCTCTTTACAACTATGACAAGTTATGGTCCACTCCTTTTTATCAGATTTATGCCAGTTAATATCAATAGCGTCTTTCTCTGTCGTGGGGTTAGAAAAAAGCCACCGGCCCTTAAACTCGGAAGCTTTAATACGAGACTTCATAGTATCAATAACCGATTGGTCAGACCTAGACGCCTCGTCGTGTATAAGCAAATCAGCCGTGGTCATAATCGCCGCCGTCTTAGAAACGGTCCCCTTGAAGAACATAAACCTAGAGTTGAACTCTTTACGCTCAATATTATCTGAATCTATCCCTTGAAACACTTGCGAGTTCTGAGCCAATATTTTATTAGTTTTAGATGAAACGAACTCACTAACATCAGAATCAGTCGGAAACGTGTACATAATGTTCCAACCGAACTTAATAACAGCAAACAACGCCTTTAAGTTAAAAGTCACAGAACCCCCAATCTGCGCGCATTTCTTAATCACAATTTCTTGTGACCAATCAGTAAGAATATCAACTAAAAATAAATGATCAGAAAAATCCAACATTTCCCCTTTCTCGGAAATAATTTGATTTTCAAATATCCACGCTAATATGGATAAATCTTCTGGTTTAATTTTCGGTATTTTATCTGGCATAATTCTTTAAAATCTGGGAGTCTGACTAATAATTATTCTACAAGTAGAACTCTTTTATTGTCCCATTTCCACGAACAATATGATAAGTTCCAGATGTCGCGTCACAGAATCCTGTAGTAATTGCTGTCCCAGTAAAGTTTGTAGCGGTACTGTTACTTAGATACATGGTCCCAGCCCCAGCTGTAGTTAAGGTATAAGAGTTACCAATGTATGGCTTCCCTTTTTTCGCTCCATTGAGACCATCCGCTAACCGCTTTAGCTTTTCAAGGTCAAAGTCCGGCGCTTTCTTAGTTTGAGCATGGCGTTGTTTAATTTTCTCCAACTTTCCATCTTTAAGGTCTGCCATGTCTAATTTAAGTAATCGTAGAGATTCTTCAGCTTGTGCTTTCTCCTCTGTTTTTGTTTGAATCGCTTGGAGTATAGATTTCATTACTTCTTTAATTTCATCTACCTTACTCTCCATTAATTCCTTTTCAGCTTCCTTAAAAGCTTCTTTATTTAAGTCTTTTTTTGTCATATCATCTTAGATATTAAGACTCCCAGATTTTAAAGAACTATTTTTTTTCTGTCTGCTTCTTCATCAACTCCTTATATTGCAAAGGATAAAGTAATTTAAATCGCGGATCATCCGGAGTGAGAAAAGCATCTTTCATCTCATACCTGTGCCGTTGTATCATTTCCGAGAAGTCGTAGAACGGGTCCGTATCCTTGTCAGTGATTCTTCGCACCATTTTATGACCTTTAGGGCAGTAACCAACAAACCATGCTGTCGGCAATTTCTCACGAACAGTACAAACCTGTCTATACCCAGTACCAGAACAGTCGCGCTTACAAGTATTGCACCAAAAATCAGTAGTACAGTACCGCGGAGCAGTAAATATAGCTTCCACACGTTCTCGGAAAGGACGCTCCAATTCAGCTTTGATTGCCCTCTCCGCTTCCGCTCGGTCATATCTATCTTTTAACCTTTGGATTAGACTCTTTCGTTTGCTCATATGTTGCGATAATTAAGTCCTCACTAACAAGTAACAATTTCTCTCCATCTACAATCACTTCATCCACCCCATATGGCGCGAATACTACATTACTTTCACCTCTTATAAATGATTGCTCCACTTTTGGCCCAACCTTTAATACTTCCGCCCTCAACACAGATGTTCCTTGTGTTGGTGGTGCCTTTTCCCCTTTCTTTGGTTTTTTTACAACTTCCGGTATTACACGAACAAGAAGTCTGTTTTTTGTTGGATTCATATATCACTTTTTTTAACAAATAATTTATCTATTTGAACACCACGATCACAATCACAAAGATCTACTTGAATAGTTGGTTTCTTTTCAAAACCCTCACTACTAAAATCATCAGCCCCAGATAAACCGCGCTGTTGCGTAGAATAACCTTTGCCGTAGCATTTCTTACAGTTTCCTTTTTCATCTTTCATTGTTATTGTCATGTTCGTTTTCCTAAATTTTTAACTTTCTTGTAAAAACCTTTCCACCCTTTATTTTCCAAGCGATCATATTCCTCATATTCCATTTCATCCATGTCGGGTAAGAAAACACCCTTACCGTCACCAATCGGCTCAATATTTCCATTTTCAATGAGGCCTTTAAGCTTCTCCAGATCCTCCATTTTCAGATTGCTCGCTATCTTCTGTAAATTCTGCGTCTCGGATTGATTCTTCATCAAGCTCTTTTTGATTTTTTTTAGCAATTTCATTTACCAATGATTTTTTAAGTCCTTCCTCAAACTCCTTCATCTGAGCGCGGACCTCTGGCTTATAAAACAGATTGTACATAACAGTCTGCGGAGCCTCTTTCTCTTGCTCCTTATACGACCCGCGTAACTTGTACGCCATCTCCAAACCCTTTGTGACCGCCGCAGTATTTGGCCCCTCATCAACTTCCGTTACGGCTCCAAATTCATCCGTTTCACGGCGCACGTCACGTTTATCCAGTAACTCCTTATGCCGTGTGGCCAAATGCTCCTCCGGCATTTTCTGATCCATCAATGCTTGCCAAGATTTACTCTTAGTAATCGTGCTAACGTGGTTCGCGGTACTCTCTGAAAAGGCACGCGTTTTACGGATAGCTTTACTAAGATTACGAAAGCCGTTCTCCTCATAATGTTTGAAGATTAATCGGTGGGATGGCAAAATCTTAGTCTTTTTCTTACTCCCTTTGACACGTTTAGCCGGAAAATTTACAGGTTTTTCGGACGTCAAAGAAAAACCGCTAACAGATTCGTCTGATGACTTATTTTGTTTTAGCGGTATCTTTTTTGACATTTTCTGATTTAGTAACAGAAGAATCTTCGGTTTTTACGTCTGCTCTAGGAACTAACACCACTTTAGACTTGATAAGACCTTTATCTATAAAGACCTCTGAGCCAAGATTAAAGTTACTCTCATTCTGAAGCGCGGTTATTTTTTTATTAAACGCTTCCACTTCTTTTGGATCTATATTCTCCATATGTTTTCTGATTATCTTTTATATAAAAATAAAAAATAAAAAAAATATTAATTAATAATAAGTATGTAAGTGATGAAAGTACATAATGGGGTACCCCCAACTGTTCCAATCTGGAGCAGTTCACTTTTCGCGGTGCGCGGAGGGTCGGCTAGGGATGTATTCTTTGTCAGGAAAAAGGGGGGCTTGTGATGTGTGCCCCGTCCTTTTTTTTCGGACACCGCACCGCGCTCCGCGCTCCGCGTGCCGTGGGTATGGTTTTCAATTTAAGCCCACGCGTCACGCGTCCCTCTCATTGTATCATGGTTGATAGTATTGTTACAAGACACGCGCAACAATCGCATAACAAAGCATGGCTAGTGGAGATTAAAACGCGTAGCGCTCAATTCTGCGCGTCGTTTTTACGCGGAGCGCTCATAATTCGTGGATAATGGGACGCGACGCGCTGAAATGGTGCTTGGAACGGCAAACGACAAGCTATCCGCGCACCGCGTAACGCTCAAATCACACAGCAAATCCCTCCCACCGACGCCGACACTATCACAGCGCCGACGAGCAGTCCCTAAAATATGGCCTTGTTGAGCCGTTTCATTTTGATCGTTTTTGTTTTTACTCACGCGCCAGATTATCACCAACAATACAAACATAAATATAATTTATGTTGATATTATGACACATATAAAAAAATCCCTCTACAGCGTTTCTATAAGACATCTATATACTATATAGATATATATATATATAATAAATAATAATTTATAATATACAGGTACACGCAAACAGCACATAGAGCCGTCACAATACGGCTTAAACTGGTTAAAATCCTTGACACAATATACCATTTTGTTGTATCATCTATTATACACATAGCGAACGCGTGACACA